AACTACAATATTACTGTTCATTCGTCTAATAGTCCATAAATTAGACCTGTAATTCCAAATAAGACACTCATTAATTGTAGTACTACTACCTTTAGGATAACAAATCCATATTTCATCTTGATATTGATGACGAAGAATAAATAATTTTTGTTCTACTGCTTTATTTAAATTATCAAAGAAGTATTGTCTTACTCGACCATCTGAAATAGATTTAATAGAAGAAGGATGTCCTTGGAATAAATAAATATCTCCACTACCAATAACAATATGAACACCATCAAACTCTTGTACAGCTTCAATTGTTTGAGCACCATAACTATCTGTTACTGTAGAAACAGAAAATGGTATTACTGAACTACCTGTTTGCTCAATAGAGTGAATTGAAGTATTTGTATAGACATACATACGACCTTGCATTTCTGCCATGTCTTGTACAGTACCTGTAGCTGAAAGAGTAAATTCATCTGCAGTATTAGTACCAGCAGCAAAAGGATTCCAATTAGCTGGAACAGATCCTGGAGCTGCCACATCAGATGTTCTAACAACTCCTGCTAACCTTCTAAGTACTGTCGTATTAGTACTATCATACTCTGTTAAATTACCTGCTATAAGCAAATTCTTGTAGGCTCTAATTACTCCACATCTTACTCTTACAATATTTGCTGATCTAACCTTACAGACTACAGTATCTCCACTTGTAATCATAGCTACATTAGGCGTTATGACAGTTGTATTAGTAGATGCTTGTAGAGAACAAGTAAAAGTTGTTTGATTATTACCGTCTGCATCGGTTGAGTTGGAACCTAATGAAGTAAATTTAGCATAGTTTCTAATTGTTCCTGTTTCACTATTAATAATAGTAATAGTTACTTCTTTCTTAGAAAAGTCTACTTCTTGTCCAAGATCAAAATCAAGTGATTGGTTATCAGGATCCCATACTTTAGAAATAATTTCTTCATTAGCATAATAAGAGTCCCATCCAGGAAGCTCATACATACTCAAGTTAGCAATATTAGTATTGCCAGCTGCATCTTGTATATAAAGTGGTTTATCAATACCATTATTAATGATGAAAGTAAAACCACCATTAAAAAGAGTATGTTGCCATACACCACCTTGTGTTATTGAAGATTTAAGTGTATTAGTTGTTTGTGTTCCATCATTCTTAATAGCATAAATAGTATCTGTAGATCCATTATTAGTAACTACAATATAGTAACCTGTGCCTGTAGCAAGATTAGGGTTGTTCCAAAATGCCATATATACAATCGGGTCTGTAAAAGGTGTAGTAATAGCTTGCTCACCTTCCATCTTTCTTACTGCCCCATCTCTAAATCTTACATTAAGACAATCAGTAAATATATTAGTAGCAAGAGAAGCGGCAGGTAAATCTTTAACTACACCTGCTGATGCTATATCATTTATAGGTACGATTTGACCTGCCATTTAATTCTCCTTAAGTATTAAGCACACTCTTTTTGGCCAGTAATCGGGTCGAAGAAGCAAGCCTGTACCGTTCCTTCTTCTTCAGCCATTTCCGTAGCTTTGCTAGGTATCGCCTTTTCTTCTTCCACGGTTTCGTTGAAGATGCCGTATCTTTTGCCACTAAGTCTAAACGTTGTGCATCCCTTCGCCCCGCCTTTCCAGGCATCAACATAAACCTGTTTGAACTCATCATATGTTACATCATCTCCTACATTGCAAGTTTTAGAACACGCTGAATCAATGTATTCTTGTGCAAGTAGTAGTACCTTAAGATGTTCTTGTACCGTTGTTTCGTTAGCTGTTTTACCTTTAATGCCTTTTGAATAAGCATAATCTTCAACACGCTCCACCTTTGGTCCTTCAAAGGTCTGAATTGTGCGATCATAATAATGACTAAAGACAGGTTCAATTCCTCCCGATACATTATCTGCACATAGGCTAATTGTGCCTGTTGGTGCAATAGAAGTTAAGTGACTGTTTCGAATACCATTTTCTTTAATTAATTGTTTAACATCTTCGCTTAATGTATTATAAAAATTTCCTTCTAAATATTCTTCATTGTAGAGTGGGAAAGCTCCTTTTTCTTTTGCAAGTTCTGCTGAAGCTCTGTAAGTTTCGTCTCGGAGTGTTCTGAAGATGGTAGCCATCCAAGTAAGGAAATCAGCTGAAGCATACTCATGTCCGAGCATTTCCCCTGCGTTGGCCAATCCTGTAATTCCCAGCCCCATTCTCCTTTTGTTTTTAGCTTCATCTTCTTGCTCCTTTAGTGGATAAATAGTTCTATCAATTACATTATCCATCGCTCTTACTACTTCTTTAATGTCTGTTTTAAATTGAGTCATATCAAACATTACTTCATCATCTGGACCTTGCTCTGAGAACTGAAGACCAGTTTTAACATATTTAGTAAGATTAAAGCTTCCAAGAAGACAAGCGCCATAAGGAGGCAGTGGCTGTTCACCACAAGGATTAGTGGCTTCAATTGTTTCACAATACCATAAGTTATTGTTATTATTTATTTTATCAATAAACAAAACTCCAGGCTCTGCCCAATCCCAAGTAGACTCCATAATCTCTTCCCAAAGATCATGTGCTTCTTTATGAGATAGCGTTTTATATACTGTACCTTCAAATACTAAATCAAAGGTTTTATAAGGATCTTCTAAACACTCCATAAATGCATCAGTAATACCAACACTAATATTAAAACCAGTAAGTTTATCACTGTTACGTTTAGCACGAATGAAGTCAAGAATATCAGGGTGATCTACTCTAAGTACACCCATTTGTGCTCCTCTACGGTGGCCTGATGATGCAATAGTTTGACACACAGCATCAAAAATACCCATAAAAGAAACTGGACCAGAAGACTTTGAATCAAGAGACTTAATCAAATCTCCTCGTGGTCTAATACGACTAAAGTCATATCCAATGCCACCACCTCTACGCATAGTTTCGGCAGCATCACAAGCTCGCTGCATAATACTATTCATTGAATCTTCAATATGTCCACTAACAAAGCAATTATAAGCTGTAGTAATCCGAGGACTACCCATGGCATTTTGTACACGACCAGCAGGAAGAAAACGCATATTGCCTAGAATGTCTTCTAAGTTATACTGATGCTCAATACCATCGCACAGTGCTTTTGCAATGCGTTTAATTTTACCATCAAATGTTTCATCTTGTAGTCGGTATTTCATTTGATCGATTTCTTCTGAAATGGGCATCGATGGACCCGTGTAAGTCGTGTTTCTCATTGTTAACCTCTAATTAATATAGTGAACGTTTTTCCCCTTATAGGGTGTTTTCTATATTTCTCATACGATTAACAAGTCGCTCTGCTCTATTAGTAACTTGTTGATACCAACGACTATCAACCATTTCAACTGCTGCTAAATGCCAATCACGTTTATCAACAGCAGCCTTCATGTTTTTAAACTTACTGAGTCTAGGAAAGCCCATATTAAACATCATATTAGCTATAATTAATTGAACTTCCTCTGGTAGTTGCTCAAAATCATTGTATAACTTACAACAATCATTAATGACTACCTGTATATCTTTTTCAAAACAAAGATTCACTCTTGCCTTTGAGACAGGAGTTCCGACAGGCTGTCCATATTCGTCATCATCCGGTGTAATAAGATGACCAATCCCAAAAGTAGGAAGGCCGAGATGATCCAGGTAGACATCGTATCTAACTCCTTCGTCTTCAATTAATTCCTTTCTAAGTTGGTCTATATTCACTTTGTGACTCCTTTAAACTTTTCAAAAGTTCTAAGACCACCAAGACCAAGCATTCCCATAAGTACCGTCATAAGTGTTTGCATATCAAATTCTGGTAATGAAGGTATTTCTACACCAAACCAACTAACAAAAAATAAAGTTACTGGAAGCCCTACGAAATGCCAAAATAAAGCAATACCGCAAGTCCAACCAACGAAAGGCCGCCAACCAGCCACGAATATATTTCTACTCGACGCCTCAGCCTTGTTAACTTCAAGTTGACCTTTTGCCAATTCATGAGCGTGTCTCTCTGCCATAGTTGCAAGATCATGAGCAAGTTGAGCCTTCTGATCTTTATCTTCAATAAATTTATCTAGTAAACTAGATACTGGTCCTATAAGTGCTTGTATCATGTTTGTTCCCCGATTTGTACACAACGATATGCTTTAGGAGTATAAGGTTGATCTTTTCTGCTTTCAATTGCAAGACCCATTTCATAAATCCTTTCAATACATTGTTGTTCTGTTTTATACGGTCCACGTTCATCATGAGCCTCAAGACAAATAGTAGTGTTTGATATACAAATCAATAAAATAGCTTTAAACATTTCTTCCTCTTTTTTATTGTGATTTAAGAAATATTACAAAGCCAATTAATAATGCTATTGAAATTAAAACTAGTACTATCACAGCAATTATTTCTACAAACTTTTGTCTACGCTCCCTTTGACGATATAACGTTTCTTGTCGTTGTTTTCTGATTTGACCTTCCATCCGAATGAGTTGTTCCCATTTAGACATCCCCATTGTAAGGCTAATCCACTGCTTAAGTTCCTCTCGTTGTTGTTCGGACTTTTGTTTATGAGCAAAAGCTTCAATTGCTTCTTGTTCTACGCTTTTACCATTAAAAAGTTTTTTAAATATAGGAGGATTCTTTGCTTCTTTTTCTGCTTGTTCAATATCAGATAAAGCGCCCATCCATCTACTTAAATCCGAAGCCATAGATTCTATATCTCTGCCTACTTGAAAGCCTTTTTTAATTGCTCCAAATGCAGCAGAGGCAGTTGCCATTGCGCTTACTGGATCCATTGTTACCCTTTACAGTTTAGTAATCATTGTAAGAGCAAGACCGACAATTACTATTGTCGATCCCATTATCATTGCTTCTAGTCGCCACATACGTTTATCTAGTGACTCTAGTTTTTCTTGAACAGAGGCATAGCGTATAGCGCATTCTCGTTCATGTGCTTCGAGTTGAGACTGAGTATCCATTACTCAGCCTCGTATGCCTGCCCTGCTGTGATAGCCGCATTAGCCGCTGTCATATCCTCGTCTGTCCAGAAGTCTTTTGCAACCATAATCT